TCCCACTTCGCGTACAGGCTGAGCACGCTGCCGGTGAGCGCGACGTCGAAGTTCCAGATCAGGAGCGCGCCGCCTGGGGAGATCGTGAGCTCGCCCATCGGCCAGACCCACGGGATGCCGGAGCCGGCGACGGCCGCCGCGTAGAACTCGCGGAAGAAGTATGGCGTGCCGGCAATGGTCGGGACGTTGCCTCCACCGACGCCGGCCTGGTAGAGCGCGCCGTTCGCGACTGCGTTCTCTAGGTCGTCGAGCGCCTGCCCCGGAACCTTCCCGGACGGAACGCCAACGGTCGCCGCGCGGATGAGGCCGACGGGCGACAGGGTCGCGTTCTTTGTCGTCCAGGTGAGTTCCTTGACGCGCATGCGCGCGGCACCGGCGCTACCCGTGTGTTGCAGCTGTGCGTAGGCTACGCCGGGCCCGGCGGCCACGGTCATGAGCGAGGCTTCGAAGACTCCTGCCATGGTCTACCTCAGGGCTCTGTCGGCCCTCGCGCAGGCCACTTTGGTGTGGGCTTCGAGCACGAGCTCCGTCTCGGCTTCAGCCGCCTTCGCGGCGTCGTCCATGAACGGGTCTGGTGCAGTTCCAGGATGGTCGACGTGGTGGGCGTGGACCAGATCCCCGTCGGGCCACGGGTCGTTCCACCAGAGGAGGCCCGTCGGGTTGCCGGGCTTCGGGTCGATCGGGTGAGGCTTCGATCCCTTCGCGACGATGTTCGCGTATGGAGTGTCCGCGAAGAACTCAGCCGACGGGTTGGTGCCGCGCACGACCAGTGATCGCCAACCGATACTCGACTCGAGCTTACCGGTCTTGTTCTTGAACCGATGGTTCGTCTTGGCGTGCTCGGCGCCGACCTTCGCCCCCGCGTTCGCCGCTTCGCTCGCGCCCTTCTCGAGATCGAGTTGCAGGAGTGCGAACGCTGGAAGTACGTTCTCGACGAGACCTTCGATCGTGAGCGTTAGTAGTGCCACCAGGCCTCAACATCACCGGTTGCGAGGTAAGCGAAGTCTCCCGAGTTGCCTGGATGCCCGAACGGCCCTGGTACGTACATGCGCGGACCAGGATCGATCGTGATCCCGCTCGCGTTGCCCTGCTCTTCGCCTGGAGCGAGCGAGGTCGCCTGCTGAATCCCCTTCGCGACGTTGCCAGCGAGTTCTTGGGCGCGCTCGTAGTAGGACAGCTTCGTTCCGAGGCCCTGTTGCTTCGCGTATTCGGGATGGCGTTCGACCGAAAGACCGAGGATGTACTCGACCGCAGCCTGCTTCAGGAACGGATCGGCGGCATAGTCGGCCGGAAGTGAGCTGATCGTGCCGCCCCATTCTTGCACCAGCCAGGAGAGCAAGAACTGCTCGCCAGTCTGGATGTTGGCCGCCAACGCTGTTGCGTTGACGACCCCGTTCCCGTCGTCGTAGAGCGCCCTGACCGTCGAGACGCTGAACCTGTTTTCGATGTCAGCCTGGACGATCCCGAAGTAGCTCGCCACGTCTCATTCCACCGCCGGCCAGTGCCAACTGCCCTCGCGCTTGCCCTCGGGGTCGAAGTCGACGTTCTCACGGCGAAGAGCCGTGACGAGCGCCGACTCGCGGTTGGCGGCGCTGATCTGCGCGTTCCCGAACTCGATGTGCTCGTAGTCGGCCTGTCCGTCGAGGAAAACGGCCAGGTTGAGGCGCCTCGCATGGACCGCCACGACGATCGCCGCCCTGACGAGTGCAGCGTGCTCCTCGTCCTGCCCTCGCAGGACGTAGCGGACGATGCGGCCCACGGTCGGCACTGCGCGAGACGAAGTGGACTTCGCGCGCGCCTCCGTGGTCGTGCCGTTCGTCTCCATCACGCCACCGTCCGGAGCGGACGTACCATCTCGAGCTCGAGGAAGTTCTTGGCATCCTCCGCGCTCAGGTGCACCTTTCGGCCCTTGGGCACGATCTTCTCGCCCTCGGGGTGTGTGTGGCTGCGGAAGAAGAGCGCCCCGTGCGTCACGAGGTAGAGCCCCTCGAACTCCTTCGGAGCCGGCTCCTTCTTGCCCTTCTGGATCTCCTGCCAGTCCTCCTTCATTTCCTCCTCGGGGAGAGGCGGTTCGATGGACTGGCCCGTTCGCTTCCTCTTCTGCTCGTAGAGGAGCTGCTCGGCCATGAGGACGCCGCGCGACTTGACGGCGCTCGGTGAGGCAACGGCAGGCACCGGCGCTGCCGCGACGGAGCCTGGGTGCAGGCGTCCGAAGACGTACTCCTCGTAGTTCGCGCTGGCGCCGCCGGCATGCACGAACTCCTCGACCGTCGGGACGTCTACCCCGAACGGATCCTTCTGTCGCACGGCCGGCTGCGGCGCCGACGGAGTTGCCTCGGCCGCTTCGGTGAACGCGCTCGCGTCCACCTTCGGCTCCGCTGTCACCTTGGTCGTCGTGGTCCGTCGCGCGCGAGGCGCCGATGCAGGCTTTGCGGCCTGCTCCGTCGGCGCCTCGTCCTTGACCTGGTCGTCGCTCATGTCTCTCTCCTATTGGTTGCCCACCTGATCGTTACTGGATGACGTTCGTGAGGAGTCCGCCCACGATCGTCGAGGTCATGACCTCGACGTCGTTGTGCGCGAGCACGACGATGCGCGAGCCGCGCGGCCCGCGGCGCTGGTCGAAGTAGCTGCGGACGGCGAAGCCGCCGGTGACGGTCATCCCCTCCATGGGGGCGTTCGTCCACCGGAAGGTGGCCGCCGTCATGATGTCCCGCTGGTCGGTCGGCGGAATGAGCTTCGGCTCGCAGATGAAGACGACGGAGCTCGCCGACGTCGCGGCCGACGGCCACACGTAGGTGAGCGCGCCGCCGCTCGTGTACTTCATGTTCGCCGAGATGATCGGCGGGATCTTGAAGAGGGCGGCGAGCTCCTCGCCAGTCGGCATCACCGTGCGGCCGGTGTCGTCCTTCGCGAAGTAGTACGACCTGACCGCCTGGTTGCGCTGCATCGCCTGGACGATGGGCTCGCCGGCGATGATGCGGGTGATCCGGCGCGCGCTCTTCTGGATGATGTAGTGGATGTTCCCGATCGGATCCGAAGCCGGGCCGTTGTCCCACTGCGCGCCGGCCGCCAGCGTGAGCACGTTGTTCGAGCTCCAGTTGGCGCTCGTCGTGAGCAGGTTCATCACGCGGTACTCGCGCTCGAGACGCAGCGCGTTGTGGAGGCGATCCACCGCGGCCTGGTAGGGCCGGAGCGGCGCGTCGGCGTTCGCCTCGACCTCCAGCGTGATCGCCGTCGCGAGAGCGTACGGGACCGTCTGGAAGGGCGAGTTGCTGAGGGTCGGGCTCACCTCGGACGGCGGGGCGCCTGGCGCGGTGATGTTCGGAATCACGCGCGAGAACGCATTCGCGCTGTTCCAGATGAAGTACTTGTCGCTGTCCTTCGCCGTCGGAATGACGGGCGCCGCGAGATCGGCGACGCCGTCCTCCAGCGAGTAGCCGCCCGCGAAGTTCGGCAGGCCGGACTCGATGTGGACGTCGGACGGAGCGAGGTCCATGAGGACCTGACGGCCGCTGAACGGCAGTCCGGCGAGGACGTTGCGCTCGTTGAAGGTGCGGCCACCACCCATCTTGCAGTCCTGGAGCGCCAGGAGCCGCTGGTGCCGCGCCTCGAGGAGCGCGGCCCGGTGCGAAAGCATCCGGTTGCACTCTTCGTCGCTGCCGACGATGTGCGTGTCGCCCTCTCCGGTGCGGAGCGGCTCGAGCTGGTACATGTACCGCTCGTCGAGCGAGTACATCTTCCCGGTGGTCGGCTCGAGCTTCGCGTACGGCTTGTTCTGCTCGTCGCGGAGCAACGTGAGACCACCCAGGTTGCCGAGGGTCTGGGTCGACGTCTGGGGGATGGTACGCGTGTACTCGAACATGTTCTTCTCCGTGGGGCGCGCCATTTGCGCGAGGGTCATGCGTTGACGAATCGTGGTCGCGGCGTGACCGCTCGCGTTGGAATCAGGCGTTGTTGGCGAAGTGGAGCGCGGCCTGGAGCAGGTCCGTGCTGGAAGCGGCCGCGGTCATGGCCTGGCCGACCTGCGGCTGCGCGCTTGTCTGCGTGGCGACCTTGCCGGAGGCGGCCGTCGCGAGGATGTTGCCGGCGCTGATGGCCGCGCTCGCGTTGACCTGGACCTCGCCTCCGAACTGGACGCGCACGGGGTTGTACGGCGACACCCCGGCGACGGAGTTCGCGTTCGTCAGAACCACGCCGTACGGGAACACGGCCGCCGTGCCGAGGACGACGCCGGGGCCCGTGAGGTACGGCGTGCCAGAGATCACGTTGGCGGTGTCCAGCTTGACCATCTGGCCAGGCGTGAAGTTGTTGGAGGCGTCGGTGTTGAGCGCGCTCTTCTCCAGCGCACCGTGTCCGGAAACCCTCGCCCAGCTGAAGTCCGTAGTCGACATGAGAAAATCTCCTTGTGCTCGCGAGCTGTTGGCTCCCGTGCGGTGGTGGAACAGGCCCCGCGAGCGCGAGGCGTTGACTAGGTCAGCGCGTGCCCGACTGGCGCAGCTTGATGGCCTCGTTCTGAGCCTCCTCGAGGCTCATCGTGGCCTTGCCGTCCTTCATCGTCTCGTCGATGAGCTTCACGGCGAGCTGCGGAATGGTGAGCTTCTGGCCGACGGGGGCTTCGGCACCCGCGTTCGTCGTCGTCGGCACCTCGCGCGAACCGCCGGCGCCAAAGGCATTGTCGACCGACCTGAGCATGTACGGTTGGACCGGTTTGCCGCTCGCGTCGACAGGGATCGGGTAGGTCTTCTTGAACTCCTCCGGCTCGGACTTCGCGTAGAGGCGGAGCATCTTCTCCTTGCCCGTCAGCTTCTGCGACTCGCCGTGGTAGAGGATGGCGGTCGCCACCATCCGGTCGAGGTCCGCCTCATCTCGCTTCGCGACATCCGCCTTGAGGGAGACGATCTCGGCGTCCTTCGCCTTGATGACGTCGTCCTTGGCGGTGATCGTCGCCTCTCGCTCGCCGAGTTGCAGGGTGAGCTTGGCGATGCTCGCGTCCGCGTTCGACAGCTTGATCGCGAGGTCGGCGTTCGGGGTGGCGTTCGTCTGCTCGGTCATGGCCGTCGTCTCCTGTTGGGTCGCGGCCACAGCCGCAGCGGTCGTTGTCTTCGTGGTCATCGCGGCTTGACCCGCGTGCATCCGGTCTTCGTGGTCTTTGATAGCCGCCGCGATCATCGCGTCGACAGCGTCGAAGATGTCCTCCACCGTCGAGTGCATCGGCACGCGCATGCCGTCGCGTAGGCTGGCGATGTTCCCGGCGATCATCGATCGGCCCTCGGGCATCGCGTGCATCGCCCGCATGGCCTTCATGCGGTTGCAGAGTTCCTGCGCCGAGGCCTCTTCGTCGGCACCAAGGCACGAGCGAAGCATCGGCATGTACTCGTCCGCGCTGTACGCGTACGACCTGCCGCCCAACGTGACGGTCGGGACTCGATCCTTGGCAGCGAGCGGCTGCAGGCCACGAAGGAAGGGCTGGTTCGTGAGCGCGACGCTCGTGAGCCGAGCCCCAATGGGCTTGCCGGTGACGGGGTGGCGCGCGCCGAACCGGATCGCCGGGGAGACGAACTTGTACTGGCCCGAGCGGATCTGGTTGCGCGCGAGATCGCCCCACGCGACGAGCGCGTAGAGCCCCTTGTCGCCGATCTTGAGGTCCTTGATCCATCCCTGCGCGGGCGCGCCGCTTGACGGGATCGTGCCGGCGGTCGCGTCTGCCTCGGAGGCGTGCTCGAAGTCGAAGGCGACCTCGCCAAGATCGACGTCGCGGTAGTTCCGAATCAGGTCCTTGAAGACCTCGTCGTTGAGGTCGAACGGACCCGCGCCGTGACCCTCGAAGTGTCCGCGCGTGGCGATGTGACACCAGACCGGCCCGTTCTCGGCCCCGGCCATCTCGGCGAGATCGAGCTTGACCCGTAGGCCGGACATCAGGTGGCTGCCGTCCTTCATGTGGCGGATCTCCATCTCGCCGTGCTGCGGGTGGTGGATGCGCACGTGCAGCTTCGGCTGGTCCTCTTCGGCCTCGCGAGCGGACTCGTTGTACTCGCTCTCGATGCCGTACTTCTTCGCGGCCGCAGCGATGCGTCCACGGGCCTCGTGGTAGTCAGCCTCGCTGATCTTGTGTGCCTTGTGCATCTGCTCGAGACGCACTGCCGCATTCCTGACGTGAGCGGCATCGTGGATGGGGTACTTCCGCTGCTTCGGAAGGGCGAACTCGCCACTCGCCAGCTTGTTCCGCTTCTCGGCGTCGAGCTCGCCGAGGTTCGTGCTGGTGCCGGCGTCGTTCATGCCAAGTCCTCGAGATGGGAAGGAGCTGTAGTCCTCGAAGCATCCGCGCTTCTTCATCTCGGTGAGGAAGCT